AGGGTCAAGGGTTTCAACCGACACAAAAGATGAAGGTTGAACCCATGACTTTAAAAGCGCTAGTCCGTGAGCGTATTGAGGCGGGTAAAGAAATGCCAACGGAAATCTTTGGGGTTTTCTCAGAGAATAAAACTACAATAAAAAGGAACAAATAAAAATGAACCAAGTAGCAACAAAAAAAGAAGGAGCATTAGCAACAAATCTATTTGAAGCCGATGCAAATCAAGGTGCTCAAAACATGTCGCAAGAAGATCTTGCGTTACCTTTCTTCAAAGTTTTGGGACAGTTATCTCCGGAAGTAAACGAGAGAGATGCTAAATATGTCGAGGGCGCAAAACCTGGCAGAATAATAAATACTGTTACCAATGAATTGTTTGACGAGATAAAAATAATACCTTGTCATTACAAAAGACAATACATTGAATGGCAGGACAGAGGTACCAGCACTGGTGCACCTGTAGCAATACACGAAGCTGATAGTGATATTGTTAGTCAAACCACAAGAGGTAAAGACTACAAAGATAGATTACCAAATGGTAATTATCTTGATAACACTGCTCAACACTTTGTGTTAGCTTTAGGTAAAATCCCACAAACAGGATTGATTTCTATGAAAGGCACACAATTAAAAGTGAGTCGTAAATGGAACTCAATGATGATGGGTATTAAAATGCAGGGTAAGAATGGACTTTTTACTCCGCCAACATATAGCCACATTTACAATCTAAAAACTGTGCAAATGTCTAACGACAAAGGTACATGGTTTGGATGGGACGTAACAAAAGTTGGAGCGGTCGACGATAAGAGTATGTACGACATGGCAAAAACTTTTGCAACAAGTGTAGGTAAAGGTGAAATAGAGCCGAAACACGGTAACGAAAGCTCAGATTCAAAACACTCATACTAACCATATCCTAGGTAGTGGGCGGAGAAGCGAGAGTGGAAACCGCCCACGTAAGATATTATGTTGGAAAAATTTAAAACAATATTTCAAGGCTTAGATCGTGCGCATGGTGTCACTAAAGTTACAGAATCTATTAGCAACGGTACAAAAATAAAAGGTAAGTCATTTGTAAAAAGAGAACCTGTAACAGATGAGTTATGGCAAAAACATTTAGAGGGTAAGGATAGTTTAGGTGTAATACCAATCAACGATGAAAACAAATGCAAATGGGGTTGTATAGACATAGACTCTTATGCAGGGTTTGATCACAAACAATTAATAAGCAAAATTCAAAAATTTAATCTACCACTAATAGTTTTTAGATCTAAATCTGGTGGTGCACATGTGTTTTTATTTACTGAGGATTATGTCTCAGCAAAATCTATGCAAGATAAGTTAACAGAAATAAAAGCAGTATTAGGATATGCAGGGTCAGAAGTTTTTCCAAAACAAACAGAATTAAAATCGCAAGATGATACAGGAAATTTTTTAAATTTACCATACTTTAATGGTGATGGAACAACGAGATATGCTTTTGATAAAAAGGGAGATGCTGCTACACTAGATGGTTTTTTTAATTTGTATGAAGATACAAAAGTAATAAATGTTGACACAATAAAAGTAGAAAGACCACAATCAGAATATAATGATGCGCCACCTTGTGTAGAAACTTTATCATTAAACAAAGTAAGTGAGGGCGGTCGTAACAATGTTTTATTTCACTTTGGAACTTATGCAAAACAAAAATGGCCTAGTGAATGGAAATCAAAAGTAATTATGTTTAACGCAACTGCCATGGAAAAACCTATGGCAGATTCTGAAGTACAAATAGTAATTAATCAACATGATAAAAAAGATTGGGGTTATAAATGTAAAGATACTCCAATGTGTAATGTTTGTGATAAAACTTTATGTCGAACTAGAAAGTATGGTATTGGCCAGGAGATATTGTTTCCTGGGCTAACCGACCTCCAGGTGATAGATCTGGAGGACCCTTACTACTACTTAAACGTAGATGGAGAAAGATTATACTTAGAGAATGTAAAATACCTACGACAACAAAGTTTATTTCAAGAGGCATGTATGAAACAATTAAGAAACAGACCACCAACATTAAAAGAAAAAGATTGGGTTGCTATAACTAACGTATTATTAAACAATGCAGAAGTGACAGAACCAGCACAAGGCATGCGTACAGAAGACCAATTACAAAATCATTTAGAAGAGTTTTGTTTAAACAGACAAGTATCTACAGATAAAAGTGATTTAAAAAAAGGTGGTGTGTGGACATCAGATGGCTATCATCATTTTGTATTTGATAGATTCTATCATCAGTTTTTAATTAGACGTAGATGGGATGTGGGTTATCAAAGAACAGGACAGATGTTAAAAGAAAAATGTGGTTGTGAAGATAAGAGACTAGGTAAAGAAAAAATATCTGTATTCACAGTAAAAGAGTTTGACAAAAAACAAGATGAGTACAAACAAAAACAATTAAAAGAAGATGAACCATACTAATGAAAACAATTGTATTAGGACCACCAGGCACAGGTAAAACTACAACTTTGTTAAACAAAGTAGATGATTATCTAAAACAAACAGATCCTGATAAAGTTGGATACTTCGCTTTTACACAAAAAGCTGCATACGAAGCAAGAGACAGAGCTATTAAAAAATTTAATCTTACAGAAGATGACCTACCATATTTTAGAACACTACACTCTTTAGCATTTAGAAAGCTAGGTATAAAAAAAGAAGATGTTATGCAGCGTAGACACTATGTAGATCTTGGTAACAAATTAGGTTTTCCTGTAAACTATGCGAGGTTTGAAGACGATCATGGTGGTATCTTTACATCTGATAGTGAATATTTACGTATCATTAACTTAGCAAAACTTAGAAACATAACAGCAGAACAACAGTTTGATTTAGCAGAACACAATCAAGATTTAGAAAGAGATAAATTACGTATCATTGCGAACGAAATTGAAAGATACAAAAAAGAATATAATCTAATAGATTTTAACGATATGATTTTACGTTTTATAAAATCAGATAAATCACCAAACTTTGATGTTGTATTTATAGATGAAGCACAAGATCTATCGCTTATGCAATGGGATATGGCTAAAACTATATGGAACAAGACAGAAGATTCTTTTATTGCAGGTGATGACGACCAAGCAATATTTAGATGGGCAGGTGCAGATGTAGACTCCTTTATAGCACAAAAAGGTTTGATGATGCCGTTAACACAATCACATAGAATACCAGCAAAAGTTCATAACGTTGCAATGAATATAATAAATAAAATTAGAAACAGGATAGATAAAACTTGGAAACCAAAAACACATGAGGGATCTTTATCTAAATACGATGACTTTGAACAGATAGATATGTCGTCAGGTGAATGGCTAGTGTTAGCAAGAACTAAATATATGTTAAATGATTTAGAAGAAAATTTATACAGAGATGGTAGATATTACATAAATAAATTTAAAAGAACTAAAGAACAAGACTTACACTATGCAGCTGTTGATTGGGAAAACTTAAGAAAAGGGCAACCACTTGCATTTAAAGAAGTAGAAAGAATCTACGGATACATGAAAGATAATACTGATAAAACAAAACTAAAGGGTATGTTAAAAGATAGCTCTTATAATATCACAACATTAAAACAATCTTATGGTTTAAAAACAGATACACCATGGTTTGAAGCATTTGATGATGCACCTAGTAGAGATGTAAACTATTTAAGAAAGATGAGAAAGAACGGAGAGAAACTAAACGAGCCACCACGAATAACTTTATCAACTATACACGGAGCTAAAGGTGGTGAATCACAAAACGTTGTGTTATTAACTGACTTGAGTGAAAACACAATGAAAGCATACGAAAGAAATGCAGATGACGAAAATAGATTGTTCTATGTTGGTGCAACAAGGACCAAGGAACATCTACATATCATATCACCAAAACAAGAATACAAAGGATATAAATTATGAGTAAAGTTTGGGACAAGCAGCATGGCGGGAGCCATTATCAAAAATATAAAATACAGCCCAGTAAGTTTGTAGTAGAGAATGAATTGCTATACCCGGAGGGTTGTGCTATAAAATATATTATAAGACATCGTGACAAGGGAAAGAAACAAGATTTGTTAAAAGCAATGCATTTTATAGAAATGATAATGGAAAGAGATTATTCAGAGAAAGAACAAGTTAAAACTGAAAAGTGGTCTGTAGGTTATAACAAATGGAAGAAAACTCAATGATACAGAAACCTATGTTTAGTCCACAGACAGAGTGGTTACCTCCAGAATCTTTTCCTGATCTATCTAGATACGATGAGATATCTATAGATTTAGAAACTAAAGATCCACAATTAAAAACTATGGGATCTGGTTCTTTAACAGGACGAGGAGAGATAGTAGGTATAGCTGTTGCTGTAGAGGACTGGTCTGGATACTATCCAATTGCTCATGAAGGTGGTGGTAATATGGACAAGAAAAAAGTTATGGAATGGTTTAGAATCATTCTAAACTATCCATCAACTAAAATATTTCATAACGCCATGTATGACGTATGTTTTATACGTGCTGCAGGGCTACATATTAAAGGTAAGATCGTAGATACCATGATTGCTGGCTCTCTCGTGGACGAGAATCGCTTTCGTTACGATTTAGGCTCCATGGGTAGGGATTACCTTGGAAAGGGTAAAAATGAGGCTGTATTGAAGGAAACAGCTGATATATGGGGCATAGATGCTAAGTCTGAGATGTATAAATTACCTGCTATGTATGTAGGTGAGTATGCAGAAAGAGATGCTGAGATGACCTTAGAATTATGGCAAGAAATGAAAAAAGAAATACAGCATCAAGATATACAATCTATTTTTGATCTTGAGACTGAACTTTTTCCTTGCCTCGTCGATATGCGTTTCTTAGGAGTTCGAGTAGATATTCAAGCAGCGACTCAATTAAAAGAAAAATT